ACAGATTTTCTAAGCACATTGCAAAACTATGTAATGCTGCGAATTATGAAAGAAAAGAAAGACGTGTATGTAGGATATCTGGGATTACTAGATGTAAAGGAAGTAGGAATTGAAGATGCAGAAGTTACAAAGTTCAAAGCAGTTCCTGAAATCAGACATAAGCAATGGAAAGAGAGAGGGCTAGATGCTCCTCTTCAACAACACGAAATGCCACAATATAGTTTTTCTGATTTGATGATGACGTTATACTACGAAGTCCATATTGCTTAAAAGAATCAAGCACGCTCTAATAAAAATATAATTAAGCTTCTTGGGAGTGTGATTGAATATAATTTATCACAAAAAATTAAGGGGCTGATGGACAGCCCCAAGGAGGTGTAGCATGAACAAGCGACAACGAAAGAAGGAATATAAGAAGAAGTATGGACACAATCCGCCATTTTCAAAGAGTCCTATTTGGCATCAAAATTTTGTTAGAACGATAGATAAATTGATTTTTAGTGTAGACAGATTTGCGAAAGCAGTAAGAGCTATTACAAAACAACGAGGGTAGAATATGGAAGTATATGAAGGAGGTAAAAACAAATGGCAAATAAATTGAAACCGTGTCCGTTCTGTGGCGGAGAACCTAAGATTTGCGAAAGATACACGAAGATAGATTCTGTTAGTATGAAGACGTATGAAATTATCTGTGAAAGGTGTGGTACAAGAAGTCGTAAAAGACTTTCATTCGTTCACATGAATGAAAATGCAAGCACTCGTGATTGCAAAGAAAGACTAATAGCAGACTGGAACGCTAGAACAGTAGACGGTATCAGCAAAGAAACAGCAAATGAAATTGATGAAATGTTTCTAGCAAAATGCCAGGAAGTAAATGAATTGAAAAAGAAATTAGAAGTAAATCAGAGTGCAGCAGAAAATCCAAAAATAAAAAAGGAAAGTTTGGAGAAAAATGAAAACACGATATAAGAAGATGAATCAAGATTATGGGATATCTAAGAATCGTTATAGAGAACTTCTGTATTTTTGCAGACAGTACAGTGAGTGGAAGGAAGATGTTAAAAATCAAAAAGAGGGATATAAAATCAAAAAAGAATATATAGCGATAGTTGAAAGAGCAGCAGTCAAAACAGATCTAGTACTATCTAAACAATTGCTAGATAATGTTACAGAGGGAATATGTTATGAGCAATTAGGCGAAGTTTTGATTAATCGAAATGATTTCTTTTCTCTTAGGAGGAAGTTCTTTTATATATTAGACCAGGAAAAAATAAAAGGTGTGTACCGTGGGGGCGGTTGATTGTCGTATAATGGATAAAGGCAAAGGGTTTACGCCTAACACCCCAAAGTATTTTTCAAACGAAAGAAACATGCCACTCTATCATTAGAGTGGCCATCAGGTGGGATGGAGCAGTCTGGTAGCTCACAAGGCTCAGAACCTTGAGGTCGGGGGTTCGAATCCTTCTCCCACAATTGATTACCATAGAGGTAACGTTCTTCACTGTTCTAAAATAGCACTTCGTATATTATATTACGAGGTGCTATTTTAAATAATAAATGGAGCAGATTTGAAATGGAAAAAGACAAACTTAAGAAGTGGATAGAAGAACTAATAGAAAAGAATGAGCTCTGGAAGTTCTATAAATCCAAAGAATGGATTACGTTAAAGAATCAAATCTTAAAAGAGAATCATTATGAATGTGCAATCTGTAGGCAGCAGGGAATTATTACTAGATATGATATAGATGAAGAGGGAAATAAAAGATTGCTTAGTACAGTGCATCATGTTCAGTATGTACGAAAGCATCCAGCCATGGCACTGAGTAGAACGTATATGTATGAGGGGAAAGAGTATAAGAATCTCATACCAGTCTGTAAGGCATGTCACAATAAATTGCATCCGGAGAAACATAAAAAGAAAAATAGGAATCATTTCATCAATGAAGAGCGTTGGTGACACCCCCTCACCCCCGTAGCCCCTAAATTTAAAGGAGGGCTAACAACGAAAGAGGATTTACGACAAAAGAGTTACGCACGCACGCATGAGAAAAAAGTGAGGTGATAAAATGGCATCCCAAAAGAAAATTAAAGATTCTCTATATGCACAGTTGAAAGCAAAAGGTGCAGATGTGGCACATTTTGAAGCTCTAGTAGATGATTATATGTCGTATTTTAAGATGGTACAGGCTATGAAAAAAGACATCAAAGACAAAGGGATGTCATATATGACCACGTCAGCAGCAGGAAAAAAATATGAGAAAGACAATCCAAACATGAAACTTTTGCCGCAATATACCAGGTCAATGCTTGCAATTTTAAAAGAGTTGGGTCTCACAACGGATAATATCACAGAGGATGATGGAGAACTATGACAGACATCCGAAGGATTTCAGAAATTCAAGGATGGATTGATATAGTCGAACAGGAAGAATATAAATGTTGTGAAGAACAGCACCTTTTAGTTGCACACGTCAAAAAGTGCTTTCAAACAGAGAAAATTCATGTAGATACAGAGCAGTTAGAAAAATATATGAAAATCTGCAAGGATTATCTACCGTTCGAGTTGTTTCCATGGCAAAAGTTTGTGATTGCACTACATGATTGTACCTACTGGGATGATACAGGAATGCCCCGTTGGCCAGATTTATTTGCAATGCTAGGACGTGGAGCAGGAAAAGACGGAACGATTGCAGCAGAAGCCTTTTGTCTTACGTCACCCTACAACGATATTAAAGAGTATGATGTTGACATTTGTGCAAATAATGAAGAACAAGCAATGCGACCGGTTCAAGACCTAATAGGGTTCTTTGAAGAACCAGCAGTGATGCGGAAAATTAAAAAATTTTATCATTGGACAAAAGAAAAAATTGTCAGCATTAAAACAAAATCAACCATAAAAGGGCGAACAAACAGCCCAAAGGGGAAAGATGGTCTGCGTTCTGGCATTGTTATCTTCAACGAGATTCATCAATACGAGAATTACGACAATATCAACGTGTTTACGACTGGATTAGGGAAGAAAAAGCATCCAAGACGTTCGTACTATACCACAAATGGAGAAGTGCGAGAGGGTGTGTTAGATGATTTACTTGATGATGCAGAAGATATCCTTAGAACAGGAACAGAAGATAACGGTTTATTGCCTTTCGTTTGTAAACTGAATGATAAAAAAGAGGTAGATGATGAGGCAAATTGGACGATGGCAAATCCATCCCTTCCGTATTTGCCAAATCTTCTAGCTGAAACAAGGAAAGAATACAAAGAGTGGAAGAAAAATCCTGAAAGATTACCGGCGTTTATGGACAAACGAATGAATTTGCCAGAAGGTGCGAAAGAATCAGCAGTAACAAGCTGGGATAACATCAAGAAAACAACAAAAGAGATTCCTGATTTATCCGGATGGAGCTGTTCGGTTGGAATCGATTATATGAAAACTTCAGACTTTGCAGCAGCAAATTTTCACTTCAAAAACGGAAATTTTAGATATGACATCAATCATGCTTGGATTTGTTCGGCATCAAAGGATATTCCACGAATTAAAGCCCCCTGGAGGGAATGGGTCAAAGCAGGTAAATTAGAATACGTAGACGATGTAGAAATTCATCCATCTGTTATTGCAAATTATATTTTCGAGACAGGAAGAAAATACAATATTGCAATGGTTGCAATTGATAATTACAGATATTCGTTGCTTTCTGATGCACTGGCCAAAGTGGGAATCTCAAAAGAACACGGAAATTTAATGTTAGTAAAGCAGACGGACATCATCAAAATTGTGCCGGTCATTGATCACTGCTTCCTGAATGAATATTTCTTTTGGGGGGATGATCCAGTGCTTCGATGGGCGACAAACAACACCAAAGTAATTCGATATGGGAAACAGCAAGGAGCGGATAAAGGTTCTTTCGTCTATGGAAAAATTGAAGCACGTAGTAGAAAAACAGATCCTTTTATGGCGCTTGTTGCTTCGATGGTTGCAGAGACAGAAATCAAAGAACGTCCCAAATATAAAAAGATAAAGACAATAACCATCTAGCGAGGAGGTGAGGAGAAATGTCATGGATTAGTAATTTTATGGAAAAGCTATTTCCAACAAAAGAAAAATATGGAGGAAGTGTAGATGCAGTAATCATTGATATACCAGCGGAACTGTATTACAAAGAGTTGGCCATATATACGGCATCCTCACTGATTGGCAATGCAATTTCACGATCCGAAATTAAGGTGTTTAATAATGGAGAACCAGTAAAAAATGAGGATTATTTTCTTTTAAATGTATCTCCGAATCGAAATGAGACAAGCTCTGTGTTTTGGCATAAAGTAATCAACAAAACAATCCGAGAAGGAAAATCATTAGTAGTAGATGCAGCAGGTGCTTTGTATTGTGCAGATTCATTTGCAATTGAAAAGGAGCAACCGGTATTAGGAAATGTCTATTCAGGAGTAGTGGTAGGAAATTTGACGTTTGAGAAACGTTTTACACCAGATAATAGCTATTTATTCTGTCTTGATAACGTAAATGTGAAAATGCTGATAGATGGAATGTATGACGAATATGGAAAAATCATGTCAGCAGCAGCAAAGTCCTTCAAATATTCGAATGGAAGAAAATATAAAATTCATATTGATGGAGTAAAAAGTGGTGATGAAGAATTTGAAAAAGAATTTGAAAATATCATCTCTGAACAGCTAAAAAACTACATTTCATCAGAAAATGCCGTGTATCCAGAGTTTGACGGGTACTCGCTAGAAGCAGATAAAGGAGTATCTGCAAAAACTTCTGATGATTTTATCAAGTTGAAAGAGAATCTTTTTAACACGGTAGCAGCAGCATTTCACATTCCACAAAGCATGATGACTGGAAATATCACAAATATGAATGAAATTGTAGGTGCATTCCTCTCATTTGGTGTAGACCCATACGCAGATATGATTACAGAAGCACTAAATAAACGTGGAGGCGTTGAAAACTATGTAAAAGGAAATATGTATCAGGTAGATACTGGAAGAATACATCATAGAGACCTTTTTAATATAGCAACAGGTGTATCAAATCTAATTAGTAGTTGTGTGATGTGTGTGGATGAGGTACGAGAAGAGTTAGGAATGGCAGCATTAAATACAGAGTGGAGTAGAAAACACTTTATCACAAAGAATTTTGAAGAAGTTACTAAATTTTTGAAAGAAGGTGAAGCGTAGTGAAGAAAAAACAGAAATTCTGGCAGATTACCACAAGTGAACGAGTAGCAGATATCAATATCTACGGTGATATTACATCGTTTGAATGGTTTGCAAGTGATGTTTCATCATACACAATCAAGCAAGAAATTGATGCTCTAGATGTAGATACCATCAATATATACATCAATTCTTATGGAGGAGAAGTAGCAGAAGCATTAGCAATCTATTCAGCCTTAAAACGATATTCTGCGAATATACATACCTATTGCGATGGATTTGCTTGCAGTGCTGCAACCATTATTTTTGCAGCAGGAGACGTTCGCACAATGGGACCTCTGGCACTTTTGATGATTCATAATTGCATGAGTTACCTTGGGTATGCGAATTCAGAGGAAATGAGAAAAGCAGCAGAAGATAACGATAAAATCAATCAATCTAGTATTGAAGCATACAAAAAGATTTCAAATCTTTCCGAAGAAGAAATCAAAGAAATGATGGATGCAGAAACATGGTTAACCGCCCAAGAATGCCTGAAATATGGTTTTGCAACTGAAATAGCAGACGAGGATGAAGATGAGAATGAAATCCAACAGTCAGCATTTTCAATAATCAGAGAGGCCGTTATTACTAGAAACCAGTCTAAATCTACACTAGAAGAGAAAGTAGAAGCATTATATCAGAAACTGTGCATCGAACCCCCAAAAACACCTAAAGAGCCAGAACCCAAAAACAGCATAGATTTTTTAGCAACATTATTTAACAATCTAATCTAAGGAGGAATGACACATGTATAAAGGAAGTAATACAAAAGTAAGAAATGCAGTAGTAACAATGCAGCAGGCGATTGAAAGCGGAAATAAAGAGAATATCACAGATGCATTTGAGCAGTTTGGAGAAGCAATTGCAGCATCTGTACAAGCAGATTTTGAGTCTGCAAATGGGGATAAGAATATTTTACTTCAGAGAGGTTTCCGTGTACTTACCACAGCAGAACAGAAATATTATGAAAAAGTGATTGAGGCAGGAAAACAGGGAACGATTCAGCAAATGAATGGATTACTGGTTCCGGAAGTAATGCCAATGACTATTATTGAGGATGTATATAAGAATCTTGTAGAAGACCATCCTCTTCTTAGCCGTATCACATTCCAAAGTGTGGAATATTTAACAAGATGGATTATGAACGACCATTCTACACAAACAGCAGTATGGGGAAGTGTAAATGATGCTATTACACAGCAAATTACTTCTGCATTCAAGACTGTGGAGATTGCTCAGTGTAAATTATCTGCGTATGCAGTAATTGAGCTTGATATGCTTGATTTAGGTCCAACATTCCTTGATGGATATATTAGAACATTCTTACAAGAGGCACTTTATGCAGCACTTGAGAATGCAATTATCTCCGGTACTGGCCATCAGATGCCAATCGGAATGGATAGAGATATCCATCAAGGCGTATCTGTCAACTCATCTTCTGGATATCCTGCAAAGGATGCTACAGAAGTGACTTCTTTCTTACCAAAAGAATATGGAGAAGTATTAGCAACTCTTGCTGTGACAGAAGTGTACTATACAGCAGATGCAACTGGAAGCGTAACAGATAAAGCGACAGCTGCTAATAGTGACGGAACAGCAAAGACAGGCTATACAAAACATGGTGGAAATATCAGAACTTTCGACCAAGTCACACTGATTTGTAATCAGGTAGATTATTTAACAAAAATTATGCCAGCTACTACGGTAATGAATTCATTAGGACAGTATGTAGGAAATCTATTTCCATTCCCAACAGAAGTAATTAGAGCTAGCGGAATAGAAACAGGAAAAGCTATCATCTGTTTACCTGAAGAATACTTTATGGGATTGGGTACATCAAAATCAGGAACAATTACATACTCTGATGAATTTAAATTCCTTGATGACCAGAGAGTATTTAAAATTAAAATGCACGCAATGGGAAAAGCATTCGATAATACGGTTGCTATTGTGATCGATATTTCAAAATTAGATCCGGCTTATCTTACAGTCCTTAACAAAGAAAGTAACTAGTAAGTAAGGGAAAGGGGAAATATATATGTTGAGTAGAGATAATATACCAACTTCCTTACTAGAAAGCGTCAAGCGTCAACTGATGATTACATGGGATGATGATGACACCAATGAAAAACTGCTCGACATAATGCTAGATGCAGAGATTGGACTCAATCATATGCTAGGTGCAGAGATGGATTATTCAGAATCAGGAATGGCACATAGATTGTATCTAAATTATATCCTTTATGCATGGAATGACTGCCTCAATGAATTTGAGGTAGCATACCGTGCAGACCTACTTCGATTACGCCACATCAATGAAGTGAAAGGGGCAAAAGAACGTGCTAAAGAGTAGATTTCAAACCTATAACGATGGAATGCTTTATATTTGCACGGAAAAGGATAAAATGACTGATTTCGGAGCAGTTAAAAATACAAAAGAACAAGATGATTTAAATAAGATTCTGAAATTGGGATATAAAGAGATGACAAAAAGAGATGAAGATCTCGAATTTGCAGAAAGTCAAAGTAGGGTGTTGAGTATGAAAGTCAAAACTAGATTGCACCAAAAAGCAAAGAAAACATACATGGTGTTAATAGGGGAGATATTATACAGTATCATCCACATTGATTTTGATAGAGCAAAGCAAGAAATGTATCTGTATTTAGAAGAGGTAAGAAGATTATGAGTTTGTTAAAAGAAATTCAAAAAACGCTAAAAGACCTAGCGAAAGATTCCGAAATACCAATGCAAGATGCATACTATGGAATGTGTAGAGCACAAGATTTGCGAGAGTGGAACTATTTTGTATTTAATCGAGTAAAGACCTCAAAGTCATCAAACAAAATAGATAGACAGACATTTTACCAGGTACATATAGTGCATGAGGATTATATCCCAGAAGGATATATTGAAAAAGTAATAGAGGAATTAGAAACACAAAAGGCTGGTGCGAAACTAAAGCAAACATCCGATGACATAACCTACAATTATATATTCAAGGGAAAGACGAATTTAGTTGTAGAAATTGCAAGCATCACTTTCTATCATCCTGAAAAGAGGCATTGATATGAGCGGATGGTTCAAAATGGATGCAAGCCAGATTGATGAGCTGCAAAAAGTTATGTCAGATTATCCTGGATACGCAGGACAGGCGATTGATGAAATACTTCACGGTAGTGGAGAAAAGGAAATCGAAACTAAAATCTATCAGTTGTTACCAGTATCAGGAAGAAAGTGGAGTGGTAAAAAAACTGCTGCCAAGTCAGCAAAACCATTTACACACGAAGATGAAAACTTAGCAGTAACTGTTGTGTCAAGAGGCACTTATCATTATTTATACTTTCCGGATGATGGCTCTAATACAAAGCGTCATGCTGGAGGGCAAGAATTTATGAGAAGAGGTGCAGAAGCTGCATCGGATAAAATTGTAAATCTATGTGTTGGAAAACTCACAGAGGGTTTTTAAGCAAAGTTAAGAAAGGTGGAAAATTGAATGTATAAAAACGTATATTCTGAATTTGAAGCGAGAAAGCAGTATATCAAGATTTCTGGCAAAGAGACTTCAATAGAAGCATCTTGCGTTGGAAGTGTCGAAGAAGAACTGGAAGTAAAAGTAATTACAAAAAAATGTAGAGGCGTTACAGAGAGAGAAAAAGTAAAGCCTACTGGAAATGGAACATTAAAAGAAAGTCTTCACATTCCGTATGAATTATATCTTGCACTCTACGGTATGGAAGGTAGTGGTTTAATTGATGGTGTTCATGGGTATGGCCAAGGGTTACAACATCCAGAGTTTCAAATCACAATGGAAATCTTAGATGAGGATGACGAAATCAAATACAAAGCCTATCCTAGATGCATCATCGAGGGCGGACCAAGCGGAACGATTGAAAATGGTGCAGAGGAAGTTGCTGAATCTGAAGTAGAAATTACACTGCTTCCAGATGAGTATGGTATGTGTAGATATGAAGCTCTTGCGTCTAAACTTAGCGAAGAGGTTGCAAATAAATGGTTGACAGAGTTTACAGCAGCGATGGTTCAGAACACAACGAAATAAATGAAAAGAAAGAGAAAAGTGCCAGCCGAATGAGGGCACGCTTCTTTTTATATGAGGTAAATCATAATGAGTAATATTAAAAGTACGGTATGGAATATAGAGCTAAACAATGGCGAAACCGTACCGTTGACATTAAATTTTGGTGCTTTATACAGATTAAGAATGAAAGATAAGGGATTATACGATAAATACAACGAATGCCAAAGAAAAGATAAGAAAGCATTTGATGAACTAGATATGGCTGTAATTCTTTACACAGCATATATATGTGCCAATATTGAAAAAGAAAATCCGTTTACCTTAGAAGAATTTTTGGAAGAATTACCGGCTGATAGGGAGATAGTAGGTCAGGCATTGACCATGCTTCTTGCACCATCGAAAAAAAAAGCGGATTCGCAGAGACGTTTCAGAGAGCAACAAAGAAAGTAAGTACAAGGATTAAGATTCCTAAATTTGATCTAGAAGAGATTGAAGATTTTTATACGTATTATGTTCATATTATGAAAATTCCAGAAGAAGTATTTTGGAATGCTGATATTCACTTTCTAGATAGAGTGGTGGAAAATAAATCTTCTTACGATTCGTGGTTTAATAGTGCTATGCAGAAAGAGAGGGAGAGAGTTGGCAAAAAATCAAGCAAAAATAAAATTTACCGCAGACACAGCTGAGTTCAATTCTCAAATTAAAACTGCAAACAGCACACTTGCATCATTAAGAGCTGGGCTTAAGCTAAATGAAGCAGAACTAAAAAATACTGGTGATAAGGCAGAATATTTAAAGACAAAGCATTCAATTCTTGAAAAGGAACTAGAAACAAATGAGGCAAAACAGGAAGCCTTAACGGGTAAAATTGAAGCTGCAAAGGCAGCTTATGGAGAGAACAGTTCACAGGTTCAGCAACTTAGCACACAGCTTATCAAAGCAAAAACAGAAGAAGAAAATTTAAAGTCAGCAATCAGTAATTGCGAATCAGAAATGAATGAGATGGCATCTGAAACTGAGCAAGCTAAAACGCCATTGGAAACACTAACGTCAACAATAGAAGAACAGCAGTCTGAACTAGATAAGTTAAAGACTGAATATAAAAATGTTGCTCTTGAACAAGGAACAGATTCAGGAGCGGCACAAGAACTAAAGTCTCAAATTGATAGTTTAAACGGAGAACTGAAGGAAAATCAAGATAAACTAGAAAATGTCTCAGATGCAGTAGAAGATGCTGGAGAAAAAGCGGAATCTTCTGCAAATGGTGGATGGACGGTACTTAAAGGCGTTGTAAGTGATTTAGCTTCAAGTGCAATTCAAAAAGCTGTTGGAGCTGTTGAAGATTTTGCTGGTGGCGTAGTTGAAACTGGAATGGGATTTGATACAGCAATGTCGCAAGTAGCAGCTACGATGGGGACTACAGTAGGCGATATTGAAAATATGGAATCTGCTGCAAAAGAAATGGGGTCCACAACAGAATGGACGAGTACGCAAGCAGCAGAGGCATTGAATTATCTGGCACTAGCAGGATATAGTTCTGAACAAGCTGTTAGCACGTTGCCAACTGTACTAAATCTGGCATCTGCAGGAGGCATGGATCTTGCAGATGCATCCGATATGGTGACAGATGCAATGACATCATTGGGTATCGAGGCAGATTCAGAAGGAAAGAATATCACGACATTTGGTGATCAGATGGCCAGAACGGCTTCAAAGTCGAATACATCTGTGTCTCAATTGGGAGAGGCTATTCTCACCGTTGGTGGTACTGCAAAAAGCTTATCTGGTGGAACAACGGAACTTAACACAGCCCTTGGAATTTTGGCGGATAATAGTATCAAAGGAAGTGAAGGTGGAACACACCTTAGAAATATTTTGCTTGCGTTAAATCCAACAACTGATACAGCACAAAAGGCATGGAAAAAATTAGGCGTTAGTGCTTATGATGCAGATGGCAATTTAAGACCGCTTCAGGATACGTTTGCCGATCTTAATACTGCAATGGCAGGTATGACGGATGAGCAGAAGACAAAGATGTTAACGAAGATGTTCAATAAGACAGATCTTTCATCTGTCAATGCATTACTTGCGACATCTTCTGATAGATGGAATGAATTAGGAGAATCTATTACAAATTCTAGTGGAGCAATGGCGGATATGGCTGAAACTCAGCTGGATAATCTTCAAGGTGATATGACTCTGCTTAGTTCTGCTTTAGATGGTCTAAAACAAAACGTATATGAAAAAATTAAACCTACGCTTAGAGAAGTTGCACAAACTGTTACAAATGAAGTAATACCAGCAGTCACATCTGCAATAACATGGGCAGAAGAACATCAAGATGTAATTGCTGCAGTTGCGTCTGTTGTTGGGATTTTAGCAACAGCATACACAGCATTTTCTGTAGTACAAGCTGTCAAAGCTGCCATGGATGCAGCAGAAGTGACAACGCTTGGAGCTTTGATTGCAATGGAGTGGGCACAAGCTACAGCGGCCGCAGCAGCGTTTGCACCGTATCTTTTAGCAACTGTAGCAATAGTAGCCCTAATAGCAGCAATTGTTCTTTGTGTGAAACACTGGGATACAATCAAAGTAAAAATAACAGAGGTTGCTGGAGTAGTAAAAGATGCCGTGTTAGATATGTGGGACAAGGTCAAAGAAACGCTACAGAATATATCAGAGAAGTTTGCGAGTATCTGGAATAGTATAAAGGAAACAACTTCAAGCGTTTGGAATAGCATAAAGGAAACAGTTTCAAGTGTTTGGAATACTATTACGGGTATTGTTGAGATTGCAATCAGTGTACTAGTTACAATTTTTCAAGGTGCATTTAGCTTACTTACACTTCCATGGCAAGCAATATGGGCATGGTTTGGTGATGATATTAAGGCTGCATGGACATCTATAAAAACAACAGTTAGTACGGCAATTAATGCTGTAAAAACAACGATAACGACAGTAATGAATGCAACAAAAGCCCAATTTAGTACAGTGTGGAACGCTATCAAAGGTGTAGTAACTACAGTATGGAACGGTATCAAATCAGTAGTTAGTACAGCAACTAATGCTGTAAAAACTACAGTTACTAGTGTATTCAATACTACAAAGTCCAGAGTAACAAGTGTTTGGAATGCCATCAAGTCAGCTATTACAGGTCCAATTGAATCGGCTAAGAGTACAGTCAGTAGTGTAATTGATAACATCAAGTCAAAAATTACAGCCACAATAAACAGTACTAAGAGCACAGTAAGTGCTGTGTTTAGCAGCATCAAATCGGCAATGACAGAACCAATAGAAAGTGCAAAGAACAAAATTAGTGGAATAATAAGTACAATTAAAGGATTCTTCAGTAATCTAGTATTAAAAATTCCAAAGCCTTCACTTCCTTCCTTGCCACATTTTAAATTGCAGACAGGAACAAAGACAATCTTAGGGAAAGAAATCACATACCCAACAGGATTTGGCGTGGAATGGTATGCAAAAGGTGCTGTATTTAATACAGCAACGATTCTTCCGAGTCTTTCAGGTTGGAAAGGCGTTGGAGAAGCAGGAGCAGAGGTGGTATCACCCATAAGTGTATTACAAGACTATGTAACAGAAGCTGTTGAAAGGGCAACAGTTATAGAAATTGACTATGACTTACTTGGAGAAAAAGTTGCAAAGGCATGTAGTAAAATGAATGTAGCTATTAGCTTAGATAATAGAGAAGTTGGTAGGATGGTGAGGAGGTATGTATAATGATGTCATTGTATTATGAAGATTCAGACGGGACAATTATTGATTTCATGTCAAATGGCATCTATGCACAAGAACCGGAAACACTAACAGCGAATTCATGGAATTATACAACGATATCCGGTGTGAATGACCTTGGAAAGGTAAAACAATTTTACAAAGATACACAAGAGACCTCATTGACATTAGATATTATGGCTTCTAATGAAAAAGAGTTTAATGAAATGATGTATAAGATGCACAAGTCTTTTGATCGAGATATACGAAGACTTCAACCAGGAAAACTTTGGTGGAATGGATTCTATAAAGAAGTATTTGTTGTAGAAGTTTCACATTCTGGCTTTGATGAGCTATTCGAGTCAGTCGAAAAAACAATCAAATTAATTAGTGTTTATCCTTACTGGATTCGAAAAAACACGTATCACTATATGAAACAAGTTGAAATAGAAGGAAAACTGGATTATGGTCTTGATGGTTTTTTTGATGGATTTGATTATGACGAAGGAAGTCTTGACTATGATACTTCAGAAGAGATTGGGTCGCTGGTGAATGATTGCATAGAATCCGCTAATTTTGAAATCATTTTCTATGGACCAGCAGAAATACCATCGGTAAGAATTGGTGGGCATGAGTATGAGTTATACATTACATTGGAACAAGGTGAATATGCAAAGATAAATTCTATCACAAAAAAAATTTATAAATATAACAGTGTCGGAGTAGAAACGAATATATTCAGCATGAGAAATAAAGACAGTTATATTTTCGAAAAAATAAATGAAGGTGAGAATGCAATCAGTAAAGATAAAGATTTATCAGTTGATATCTCAATATTCGATGAGCGAGGTGAACCAGAGTGGATTTAATTTATACAGATTCTAATAAGAATGATGTTGGAGTATTAAATCACTATGAGCTAGACATAGCCTATGGAGCTGATGAGAATGATTTCTCGTTAATTTTGCCACGGTCGTGTGAACTCTTAGAATCAAATGCTTTGATATATATCGAAGAAACAGAAAGCGGAAAGACTGTTGGAACAGAATATGGTGGAATAATTGATAGCATTAAGACGGACACAGCAAATGATCAGGTAACTTATGAAGGCAGAACTTGGCATGGAATTCTAGCACAGAAAATTATTGAACCAGAGCAAGGATACGACTATTACGAGGTAGATGGGGATTTCAATGATGTTATGAGCGAAATCATTGACAAACTCGAATTAAACGATTTTTTTTATGTTGATGATGAAGCTAGTGGTATAGAAATTGACCAGTATCAATTCGAACGATATGTAGATGCATATACAGGTATCAAATCAATGCTTAATACGGTTAATGCAAAAGTAAAATTTAGGCATGAGTCTGAAATTGCAAAAGTGAAGATATATGCTGAATTCATTTCTGATTTTTCAACTGATGAAGAATGGGATAATGACAGAATAGATTTTACAGCGAAAAATAATTACAGGCCAGTGAATCATTTGATTTGTTTAGGTCAAGGTGAATTGAACGAAAGAGCTGTTATACATCTTTTCTTAAATGAAGACAATGAACTTCAGGAGTATTCATATACAGATGATCCATTAGAAGCAGAAGATTATATATTGGATAAATCAAAACAGGCATTATTTGGCATTGATGAAGTAACAGAAGTATATGATTATGCGAATGCAGAGATAGTAAAAAACTACATAAATCTAGAATCAAAGCCTGATAATTGGGAGACGGCGTGTGATCAGTACTATTACATGGTTGTAGATGATGATGGCACAGAAGGATACAATGAAGTAGAGT